AAGCCAGTCATTTTAGATTTAACTTTAGACCTAATAGACAATATGCTTATTGTTAAACCACCACAAGAAGATGTACTGCAAAAAGAAGAAAGCACCATATCTTCTGACAATGTTTTGGATGTGGACTTTTTGGAGTTTGATGGTCTTGATGCTGACTACTTTGCAAAGGATGAGCTAGAGTTCACTGAACTGGATATCAACTTTCTTGATGTAAATTTCTTTGAGGATTTATTAAAAATCATTGACGAGTTAGACAAACTCAATGAGGATGATCTAAACCAAGAACAAACAATAACAAGGGTAACTGGTACCAAAGTCGGACAAGATACTGAAACGCAAATTATTACTTTGGTTCAAGGTGAAATTATTTCATTGCGTAGACAAGTTGAACAATCGGCACAAGTTGATCTAAACTCTAGTCAGGGGTACACAGTTATATTTATACAGAACGGTGTATCTAATACTGTTAAGATTAATGGTGGTGGTGATTCAGTGATAAAAATAGTACAAGGCTCATGAAGAAAACTATTGTATTCATAGCGCTAATATTCGGCTTGTCATTGCCCATGGTTTATCAAACCACTCCATATCAAACTCTTAAGTTAAAAACATTTGATTACCTTGTACCGAAGCAAGACCCTACAGGTTTTTTCACAATACTAAACATCACTGAAGAAGATGTTATAGCTGAAGGTGGCTATCCATTTCCTAGAAAAAGATTAGCGGAGATACAAAAGCGTTTGTATGGCAATGGTGCGATAGGCGTTGGATGGGTTATAGCATTTACAGAAAAGGATAGGTTCGGTGGGGATACGGATTTTGCTATGTCTATGCGTATGACCTTTCCAACCGTATTGGCTATGTTTAACAATGAAAGCAAAGACTATCCACCAACAACAGGCACAGTGATTCTAGGAGATAACATACAAGGCATAAAAGCCAATGGTGTAAGGCAAAACATACCCATGTTTCAAACATCAGCTTCACAAGGCGTAGCTTCTGCTCCCACTGAGGTTGATAACTTGGTGAGACAAATACCTTTGTTAATGCAAACGCCTGATGGTTGGGTTGCATCTTTTGGCACTGAAGTTTTAAAAGCATTAGCACAACAAAAAACCTACATCATCAAAGGCACAGAAAACGGCATAGAAGAAATATCTGTTAGGGGAATACCGCCTACAAAATTAGATAAGTACGGCAGACAATGGATTAGTTGGGTAGATACGCCACAAACAACATTGCAAGAAATGGATGTTGAAGGCAAGTTTGTTTTTGTTGGTGTTACAGCCAAAGGTGTTATGCCACAGATAGCAACACCAGTTGGTCTTTTAGAGCCACATAAAATACAAGCTGCACTATCTGAATCTATATTGCTTGAGAGCAGTTCCTATGTACCAAACTGGAATTTGACAGCAGAATTGTTAATTTTTGTCATTTTAGGCGCACTGACATGGCTTCTATTGAACGCTTTGGGCATAACATGGGGTTTAGTATTAACCAGTTTATTGCATTTATCTGTAGCTTATGGTGGTTACTGGATAATAAATAAGGGTATTTTGCTTGATGTCACATGGTCTTTAATATCAGGATTTATTATTGCATCAACAGCTTTTTACCTTAGATTCCGAGAGCAATACAAACTTAGACAACAAATCAAGAAACAATTTGAGCATTACCTAGACCCAAGACAGGTCAAACAATTGCAAAAGAATCCTGATCTTTTGAAACTCGGTGGAGAAAAAAGAACCTGCACATTTTTGTTTACTGATCTAAGAGGTTTTACCGCATTGTCTGAATCTGTTACGCCTGAAGAAGTTACTTACATTATGAATAAAGTTTTGACAGCACAACAAATAGCCGTTCAAGAACATGGGGGCATGGTTGATAAGTATATAGGTGATGCAATGATGGCAATATTCAACGCGCCTTTAGACTTAAAGAATCATAGCAGGGTGGCTGTAGCTTGTGCATTGGACATACTGCAAAACATCAAAAACCTTAATGAAGAATTAATATCAGAGGGCTTGCCAAGTATTGCTATTGGCATAGGAATTAATAGTGGCGAAGCCATCATAGGCAACATGGGAAGTGAAAGTAGATTTGATTACACGGCTATAGGTGATGCTGTGAACACAGCAGCTAGATTGGAAAGCGCCACAAAAGATAGGGGCGTTGATCTACTTGTAGGCGAACAAACAGAAGCTTACTGTGGTTACCATTTGCAACCTTTAGAGCCTATAATGGTCAAAGGTAAAGCCAAAGCACTTAAAATATTTACATGGAAATAAAAAAATTAATTAATTGGTTTATTAGTTTATTTCAACAACGCTATCAAGTAAGAGTCTCTTTCAATAAAGAGTACGGTGATGCAGACGACAAGGTTTATGTATGCAAAAAAATTCTTGTGCAAAAAGAAAACCATCTTAAATTTCGCAATTTAGACAATAAAGTTATAGAGTATAGAAGTGCAGGTGGACTGAATTACATTATTGAGGATATGTAATGCAACAGATTCTAGTTGGAATTATTATTATGCTAGGTTTAGCTACTTACTATTTCTATAGTCAAAATCAAATACTTACAGCCAACAATGCAGCGTTAGAGGGCGCAGTTGCAACACAAGAAGAAGCCATAGCATCCATACAAGCTGACTTTGAATTGCAAACACAACAACTGCAAGACCTAACAGTCAAAAGCCAAGCTGCACAAAAAGAATTGAATAGATATACACAGTTTATACAAAACTACGAGTTAGCATCTAAGATACTTGCTGACCCAGTAGAAATGGAGAGGAAAATAAATAATGGTACAAAGCATATCATGGAAAACATTGAGCAAATCAGCAGTGATGTTGACGGTCTTGATGATGGCTTACAGTTGCAGTCTACTTCCGACTAGAGAAATACAGGTAAGCGCCAAGCCTATTGAAAGGAAGATAGTACAACCTGTCATGCCTAGAGAAATTGACCTAAAGGAATTGCAGTGGATGACTGTTACGCCTGATAACTGGGAAGATCAATTGGCAAGAATAGAGCAACAAGAAGGTGAGTTAGTGTTCCTTGCTATGACGATTCCTGACTATGAAGTCATGGCATACAATATGCAAGAGATCAAAAGATACATTACAGAACTGAAGGATGTAGTTGTTTACTACCGAAAAGTAACAACTGAAAACCTTTCAATAGAAGAATAAATCTGATAGCCTTAAATTTTCATATAGGAGAATAATATGGGAATGATAGGAGAATGGATAGGAATAATCACAGGGGTAGTATGTTTAGCATCTATTATCTGTGCATTAACTCCGACTCCGAAAGATGATGCAATGATCGGAAAGTTCTATAAATTTTTAGAACTTATGGCATTGAACATTGGAAAAGCTAAACAGTAAAAACCAAAGGTGCAGAAGCACCTATTTAATTTATGGCAAATACAGTTACACCATTCGTTTATAACGCAATCTTAGAAAGGGTCGTAGATGGCGACACCGTTGATGTTACTCTTGACTTGGGCTTCTCTGTCCATCTAAAAAAACAACGCTGCAGGTTGGCAGGCATAGATACGCCTGAGTCAAGAACTCGCAACCTAGAAGAAAAAGCATTAGGTTTAAAAGCGAAAGAAAGACTAAAAGAACTATGCGTGGGGTCATTTAAAATACAATCATTAGGAAAAGGTAAATATGGCAGAATACTCGCAATCCCTTATACGGAAGATGGTCAAGACATTTGCCAAATGCTTATACAAGAAGGACACGCAGTTGAATACTGGGGTGGAACAAAAACAGGAAAAGTCAGAGATGACGGAACTTGGGGAGAATAATATGCATATATCAGACGAAGGAATATCATTAGTCAAAAAGTTTGAAGGTTGTAAGTTAGAGGCATATCAATGTGCTGCAGGTGTTTGGACTATTGGTTATGGCTCAACGCATGGTGTACAGAAAGGAGATGTTTGGTCGCAAGAAAAAGCAGAAGTTATGCTTATTGACGAACTAGAAGAATACGGCAAGTATGTAGAAGAATTAGTAACTCTACCTCTCAATCAATGTCAATTTGATGCTCTTGCTTCATGGACATTTAACTTAGGACCAAGCAACTTGAGAAGCAGCACAATGCTTAAGGTTTTAAATTCAGGCGATTATGAGGGCGTTCCAAATCAAATAAAAAGATGGAACAAGGTTAACGGTCAAGTCAATGATGGTCTAATTCGTAGACGAGAAGCAGAAGCATTGTTATTTGAGGGTAAGCATTGGGAACACATCTAAATGGCTCTCAGCAAGACACAGAACAAAAGGCTTGGGGTAATACTAAGTGTTATGTTCAAAGAAGAAACACCACAGGAGCTACTACAGGATGTCATACGGCATGGTTTCGTAGAGAAAGTTGATAATACTTTTCAACTCACAGATAAAGGCATTGATGAAAAAAACCGACTCTGCACTTTGTCAGGACTTAATATCAAGTATTCAAGCGAAAAATAATCTAAATCCAGTCAGCACCTTCATACCATCCGACAAGACTGAATCTCTCGCCCTTAGTTACCTTAGTGACTCTGTGATAAAGAAAAGACGGAAAAACTAAGATAGTTCCTTTCTCTCTAAGTTTCTTTTGATCTAGCTTGCCAATGTCTTTACT